GCTGGCTGTTGGGCTCGATGAACACGAAATAGCCGTCCAGATAGTCCACGACCGACGCGCCGGGGAAATCAGGGTCAACAATCTGCGCAAAGACGCCCGTGTTGGTGTTGTAGATGTAGCCTGTCGGATCGGCCGCAATCATGATTTGCGTGCCGTTGTCGGCCATGCTGACAGGCCCGGTGCCTGCCACCGTACCCTTGGCGGTCGCCACCCAAGACGAAGTGATCTGGTAGAAGGTGTTGCCCGACACGACGTACAGATAGACGCTGTGCCACCACATGCCGCGAATGGGGCCGAACCCGACGTTGACCTTTAACGTCAGTCCCGGACAGCGCTGAAGGAACGCGGGCTCCTTGCCTGCTTCCGGCACCATCTCCGGGAACAGGTTGATCATCTGGCTGTCGGCCGCGTTGACGCTGCGGGCGACATACGCGGAGCCAAGGATCGGTGTTTTCACTTAGTAGTTTCCCGCAAAGATGTTGAACCGCTGCCGTGTGGCCACGATGCTGTAGGGCAGCGCCATGATGTCGTCGGGGTTGTTGATGCGCTTCAGGTTGCGCTTGGACGTCATGGCGATGCGCTGCACCTGCCGGGACGGTTCCACGCCAAACTCCGGGGCCAATTCGCAGGCCAGATTGTACCGGAACGCGCGCAGATAGCCGGGCGGGAAAGCCAGATCCGTGCTGAGCGTCGCCGGCTGGGACAGTTCCTGCACCGATACGATGTGGAACTCCAAGACTTTCGTCGGCACCGGGTAGACGTACATCTCGATGTTCGGGTACGTCATGTTGACCCACATCACCTGCGGATAGGTGCTGGTCACGGTCTTGACGGCGATGCCGTTGTACTGCTGCTGGTTGATGAGTTTTAGGCCAAACGAGATGCCGCTTGACGGGTCGCGGAAATAGGAAGCGTCGTCCACCAGAACGGGGCGTAGGGCGACGATGTCGCCTGTCGGCCCCATAGTGCGCGAGCGCGACCCCGGCGGCCACGTAACAACCTGATCTTGGGTTGAGAAAACTGCCAGACGCTCGGTATTCCAACTGTCAATCATCTGGTTCATGGCGTTCAGCGCGTCTTGGGCGGTTTCGCCAGAAGGAACTTCGCCTTCCGCCAACTGCCCAATGAGCCGCAAGGAACCGTAAATGATGTCGGCAGTTGTCGTCATGCTAGTCGTCCTTCCGGGGGCGGCCGCGACGGCGCGGAGCCTCTGCCATCACGTTAGCTTCAGCCGTCAATTCTGGCAAGTCGTCGGCAACCAGTTCGTCCGGGTCGAAACGCACCCAGCCGTTCTGTTCGTCGTACTGCGCCTCCATTTCCATCGTGGCAATCTTGATGCCATGACGGTAGTGCATCAGGTAAATTTCAGCCATGGTTTTCCCTTGTGAAGAACAGGCGGTCCGAGAACCGCCTGTTTGATTACGCGATGAGGTTCAGCGCCTGAAGCCGACTTTCAAGCTGCGCAACGCGCGTCTGAAGGTTGGCGATGACGGCCAGCACCGAGTTGCCCTCGTCCTTGGTCACAAAGCCAAAAGGCGTCGTGGAGGTCAAGTCCTGGATGGCGTAGTCCGGCGTGCCGGGAGCCGTTGAGGTGATCGACGTCAACTGCGTCGTCAGGGCTGCGCCCTTGGCCGAGTAGACCGGGTTAACGATGGTGGCGCCGTCGAGGTACGGGTCCTCGTAGGCAACACCAACAGGCTTCGTATTGGGCATGTTGTTCTCCTTGATGAGTTAGACCCCCGCCGAAGCGGGGGCCTGTTGCTTAGGCGATACGATAGATCGTGTACGCCGCATCACCCGTCTTGCGCCAACGGAAGATGCCCGAGGTGTTGCTTGTCTTGGTAATAGAGTCCTGAATTTCAGCGTTGCCGACAAGGGTGTTGCCCGTGCCTGCGCCAAACGTCACGTCGTTGGCTGCGTTATCACCAATATTGATGAACGCGCAGTCAAAGGTCGAACCGACCTTCAAGCTGGGAAACGCCGCATCAAGAAGAGCGCCGGTCGGGAACGTATACGTGCCCGCGTCCGTGCCGCCGCTGTCCATCGTGCAAACGCCCGTGGCAAGGTCGGCTGCGGTGATGGTTACGGTTGCGCCGGAAAGCGCCGCCGGAGCGGTGGTGTTGTAAAAGCTGATTTCGCCAAGATTGCCGTCGCCAATCTGGTAACCGCTAGCGCCATTCGCAAGTGCCATTGTCGTGTTCTCCTATCTTTACCTGTTAACCCCAGAGACGGCAAGCCATCGGGGCGCGGATGACCGAGTAGCCATACAGCACGTCAATACGGCACGGCAGGCGGTCATTGTTGATGTCGTACTGGCGCACAATTCGCATCGAAATGCCATTGTGAACCTGGCGAGAAGCCATATCGACACCCTGCGGCAGAAGAAGGTCGGCCGTAGCGAACGAGATAGCGTCCTTGTGGTAGATCAAGTTCTGCGGATAGGTCGTCGAAGCAGCGCCGACGAACGTCACGGCAGCGAGGTTCTGCGGGAAGCTGTTGACCGTGGCCAGAGCGTTCGACGGGGTGTAGATCGCCGGGCTGATGTTGACGTCCGTGAACTTGCTGGCGGCAGCGGTGTTAGCCGCAGTGACAACAAACTGCTGGAGCGAACCAGTGGACTGACGGGTCTGCGGGTTGACCGCGTACACGTTGGCAATCGTGAAGACGTCGCCGACAGCAAGGGTGTTACCCGTGGTGCCGTTCAGCGTGATCTTCGACGTGCCTTCAACCGACATCGTGCCGTCCACCGTGATGGTGCCGGTACGGCTGCCCGTGGTGTGCTGCTGGATCGACTGCGACATGTTGATCTCTTCGTAGCCGAGAACACCTTCGCCCATCATGCCGTTCTTGAACTGGCGGGAAATGGTGTCAACCGGGTTGAAGAGGCCCTTCATGCCTTCGACGAGGCCAGCGTTGGCGGCCGGGTTCACGGTCGCGTAGCGGCTCGGCATCATGGCGGCGAACTCGTTCAGCTTCTGCTGGCCCTGAAGCAGGACGAGCGAAGTGGCCGGGGTCGTGCCGGGGGTGCCGACAGAGCTATAAATGCCCTTGTAGGCATTGGCGACGTCAGCGTCGATGGAGGACGCAAGCTGCGAGATACGCGGCTTGAGCACACGGTCGGCGAAGTCGTCGAGCTGCATGGTGAGTTCGGCAGACGTGAAGTTCACGCCGATGTGCTTCTGCGAAGCAACCGACAGGGTCGTGAACTGCTCGTTGTCGTCCTGCACCTGGAGGGCTGCACCGTCGGTGACCAGAGCGCGGTCGGGCAGACGGATGCGGAGGGTCGAACCGATCTTGGCGCCTTCGACAGCGAAGCTGTCGTCGTACTGACGGTTCACGTTGCGGGTGATCACCAGGTTGTTCTCGAGGATTTCGAGAGCCTTGCGGGTGATCATGTCGATGGTAAGAAGGCTATTGGCCATGATGTCTATGTCCTATGGACTAGCGTCTGCGTTGAGCCTCGTACTTCTTGATCTGGCGTGCCCGTTCCGCTTCGATCCAATCCGACGTTGACATGGCCTTCACAGACCGTGGGTCGGTGGTGTCGTATGCAGGCGCACCAGAGGTGCGGGCCGTAACCGGAGCAATAGGTGCCGGGGCGGTGGAAGTTTTCTTGGCCGGTGGATTGTCGCCGAGTTTGGCTTCAATCTTTCCGATTTCCCGTGCCTGCAAGAGCGGTGATAGGCGCGCAATCCGTTCGGCTTCCTTAGGGTTCGATCCGAGGTAATAGATTACATCGGGACCGTTATCCGAAGCCTGAATGGTCTGCGCCATCGTTTCCGTGACGGGTAGCTTGGGGTTGTAGGCGACCTGTTCAAAGTCGTCGTACTTGTTCCGCGCTTCCTCTTCACGGTCGTGATAGGCATCGAGCGTAGCCTGACGTTCAGCCTCTGCGTCGCGCTTTGCCAAGAGTTCCTGGGCTTTGCGTTCGGCAAGGGCGTCGGCGTAGGTTTGCGTGTCAGCGAAGTCGTCAGCTTTCAGCGGTTCCGATGGAACGGGCTGGGACTTGGCCTTCTGCGCCTGCTCGCGCTCCCATTTCCGTTGTTCTCTTGCGAGACGTTTGCCGACGATTGCGTCCAATTCTTCCTGAGTGAAGGTCTTGGATGCTTCCGTTGGCGTCGGTTCCGGCGGTGTATCTGTAGCGGCAACAGGTTCAGCCGTGGGGGCCTGTTCCGGCGCGGGCGCACCCGCTAGTTCGTTCTCGGTCATCTATTCACCTTTCGGTTCCTGGCGTGCCCTGCCAGTAGGGTTGAGTTTGTGTAACACGATTTGTTACAGAGGTCAAATTAGGTAATCTGTTTCCAATCAGCAGCTGACGCGACGCCAGTTGCAAGGTATCCAACGCCCGCCGCAACTGCAATTTGGCCTACATAGCGCGGTGTTGCGATTACGCTATTGACTACGCCAGCCTGCCCAAAAGGCATCCAAGTGCCGGGGGTTCCAGCGGTTGTGCAAACCCACCCAACTTCGCGGCCTTGAGCAACAGAACGGTTAAGTGCAATGTCGCCTATTTCATAAGTGCCGGTAAACGACGCCGCCGGATCGGCTGCGGTAAGCCCGACAAAACGTCCGAAGTCAAAAAAGTTTTCGTAGACCCCGGCTGTATCAACAGAGGATAGCGGAACAAATTGAGTTTGGTTTTTTCCTGTGCCTGATGATCTAAGGTTATACAGAGTTCCGCTTGTTAGCGTTTCGTTGGTTGAAATTATCTCTCCAAAACTATTAGCAAGACAATTATTAAGGTAAACTAGATATGCGTTATTTCCTATTCCCACATCAATAGTAGTGACTTTGGCAAAAATCATATTTGCCTGTATATGCGTAGCCGTTGTAAATGAAAGCATACGACGGTTAGCCGTAATCATTTCGCAGCTTTCAAGCGCAAACGTATCAATTTGAATAGATGAACAATCCACTGTTGTAAGCGCCTGTCCGTCCATCATCTGATCAGCAGCGCAATTTTTTAAGACGACTTCAGTGAAGTCTTGGAAATAAAACCCTTTAGACAAGGGCAAAGGTGTAGCAACCCGACCACTTACGCCGCAGCCAATAAGGCTAAGCGTTGTTCCGCCTCCGGTTTCAAAATACCAGCCCCAATCGTAGTTGTAATCGGCGCGGCAGTTAATGAACACAGTGCCAAAAATAGAGGCGTCAGAATTAGCAGGGCCAGTTTTTTTATTGTAAAACCCAGTGTACGCATTCCGCGTGGTCACGCCGATCCAAGTGTTTTTAGACGCCTGTAAAGTACCGTTCGTTAACTGAATGGCTCTGGCCGCTGCATTGCTACGCTGCGTGGTATACCAGCAATGGAAATCGCGGAAAATATGCGCATTTCCTTCAACCAGCAAAATTCCAATGTCGGTATCCGCAAAAATTTTCGCGCCGTTACCTTCAATGCTTACGTTGCGCGCGGTTACAGTAGAAGTAACACGATACTTGTCGCCGTTACCAAACACCACCATCACGCCTACGCTAAGATTTTGTAGGCGTAAAACTTCAGCGTAATCAAATGCAGCTTGTAGGGCTGCGGTATCATCAGCGACACCATCACCAACAGCGCCAAAGTCGCGCACATTGATTGTCGCTCCATCAATCATAGAGTAGGTG